GTGCTGTACGTCAACCTGGAGCTTGACCGGGCAAGCTGCCTGCACCGCTTCAAAGATGTATACGCCGCGCTGGGCTGGCGGCCCGACAACCTAGCCAACATCGACGTGTGGAACCTGCGCGGCAAGGCCGTGCCTATGGACAAGCTGGCGCCCAAGCTGATCCGCCGGGCGCAGAAGAAAAATTACATCGCCGTGATCATTGACCCGATCTACAAGGTGATCACCGGTGACGAAAACAGCGCCGACCAGATGGCGAAGTTCTGCAACGAATTCGACCGGGTATGCACCGACCTGGGCTGTGCGGTGATCTACTGCCACCATCACAGTAAGGGCAGTCAAGGCCAGAAGCGGAGCATGGACAGGGCCAGCGGCTCTGGTGTGTTTGCCCGCGACCCGGACGCCCTGCTGGATTTGATCGAGCTTGAGGTGACCGAGGCCCTGCGCAAGCAAGAGGAAAACAAGGCAGTGTGCGCGGCGGCTGCGCGTTTCTTGGCCGTGCGTATGCTGGGCTGGGAAGAAGAGGTTTCACAGGACGATCAATGCAGCCAGGTTGCTTTCCTGGCCGCCTGCGAGGGCCTGCTGAAGCCCGAGGACTATGATGCGCTGCGCAATGAGGCGATGATTGCCCAGCATACAGTGAAGCTCAGAACTGCCTGGCGCATTGAAGGTACCCTGCGGGAGTTTCCCAAGTTTGACCCGGTGAACTGCTGGTTTGATTACCCGGTACATCTCTTGGATACGATTGGGAGCTTGCAAGATGTGAAGACGCAGGACGACGCTGCATTCAACAAAAATTTGAAGGAAAAGCAAAAAAAAGGCGCACAAACACAATCGGACAGGCATGCTTTTGTCCGTCAATTGCAATTGGACGCAGTAAGAGGCGCGATAGAAAAGCTTAAAAAAACCGGGTTGATTTGCACACAGAGCAACATTGCCGCCCAAATAGATGAGCTTGACGGAGAGAAAGTAACAAGGCAACACATCACGCGATGGCGTGAAAAGTGGAAAAAGTACGGCGAGGCGGATTTTGAAATGGAAAAAATTGATGGCGAATACGTAATGCATGAAATCGATTGAGCCTCCGCACCTCTGCGAAACAAGGGGTGCGGAGGTCGGGAGGTTCCGAACCCTCACACCCCTATATACGGGTGCGGTAGGGAGGTAAGGGATAGGGACGCGGGAAGACATCTTCCGCACCTACCCTCCGCACCCCTATTAGAGGTTCGAGGGTGGGGTATGCCCCTCCCCACCACCCCGCACCCCTATATAAATATAGGGGGTGCGGGGGTGAGGAGGGTAGGCATACCCGTGAGAGGTGAAGAACAAGAAGGAGGGAAAAGAAAATGGAAAACAATAACAAGCTATGCCCAATTATGTCCATCGGCGCAATTTCCCATGGAGATAGCTGCCTTGTAGATTGCCAAGAAGAGGATTGCGCCTGGTGGATAGAAGGTCATTGTGCTATCCGACAAGTTGCATGGGCGCTGGATAGCCTTGAGGTACAGCATGGATGCGGCATATAGCTTTTTCCTGCCCATAATCCCCCCGACCGTCACACATCAGGAGAAGGCCGTACGGGTGGTACGAGGCAAGCCGGTATTCTACGAACCACCGGCGTTACGCGATGCCCGCGCCAAGCTTGAAGCGCATCTGGCCCAACACGCACCGCAAGAACCATACACAGACGCGGTTCGGCTGGTGACCAAGTGGTGCTTCCCCGTAGTGCGCAATCATCGCAGCGGGGAGTACAAGGGCACCAGACCGGATACCGACAACCTGCAAAAGCTTCTCAAGGACGTGATGACCGGCTTGCGCTTCTGGAAAGATGACGCGCTTGTGGCCTCGGAGATCGTGGAAAAGTTCTGGGCGGATGTACCGGGCATTTACATCGCCATCGAATCGCTGTAGGGGTGGACGCATGAAAGGGTTTGAGCCTGTGACGTATAGGGATTGCGATATTCCGTGCATAGATACCTGGCGTGTTGAACAGGTTCGGGAATCGGCATTGCGTGCGTACCTCGAGTTGGAGAAGCGCGGGCAGATCGTTTTGCGGTATCCGGTGCGGATATTCAAGAAAAGCGGACGCGTTGAAATACGGTACCTGGCGGCCTTTCCGCATGAGTGGACACTAGAAGCCCTTGCAGATGCGGAGGCGAAGATTAGGCAGGGTAAGCCGGAGCAGCAAAGAATGGCGGTGTGATGATGTATGCATAACCAAATGCTTGGCGAGATTAGGGCGCGGTACGAGGTTGCCTTTCCAGAATGGGACGGCGACTGTATACCAAAGGCGATGTATGAAACCGGGCGGGAGATAATACCGATCCTGCTGGGCGATGTGGAGCGGATGTTTGCGTTGAAGGAGCGGTTTGATTGTTTGCGACACCAGAAGGATCACTTCTTCCACATGGCAAACAGGCTACGCTCCGAGTGCGACGCGTTACGCAGGGAGCGGGATGCGGCGGTTGCGGACATAAAAATAGGCTGGGTATGCTTCGCGTGCAAACGCCGGGTGAAAGGAAATGAATGGATGAACTGCCCAGACAGAAAGTTTGCACATGGGGTGGAGGGGTCAACGATGTGCGATAACTTTGAATGGCGCGGGGCGAAGGGAGAGGAATGGTGTGGGAAATAACTTTGGATACCATTTGGCGTTGATTCTACTGGTTTCTGCTGGCAGCATTACGATCACAAGCTTTGTCTGCTTAATGTTTGGCTGGGGGCCCTTTAGGAGGTGAGGCATAACATGACAATCACCTATGACGACCTGAAGCAATGCGCCTTCATGGCTCGCGAGGCTGACCGGCTGCGCGAGCAGATGCTCCGGGTGCGCGCCAAAGTGGAAGGCGGTGGCCTGCGGGTGGTGGTAAAGGTGACGGGCAAAGGAGATGCTGATCCGGTCGGGACGGCGGTTTCCGACCTCGATGAGCTACGTGTGCGTTGGCAGGGCGTAATTGACCGCTATTTGTCGCTGGCCAATCACATCGATGAAGTCATTTCTGGCGTTGATTCACCGGCCCAGCGGGTGATATTGCGCTTGCGATACGTGGATGGGAAGCGGTGGGGTTATATTTGCAAGCAGACTAACTACTCATATAGCTGGGCAAGGGAGCTACGCAATCGCGGGCTGAAAGCGATTTTATAGAACGAGAGCCACAAAAGGCCAAAAATATGTGGTACTATGATACCATCAAGAACCGGCACAAAGGGCCGGGGCAAGGAGCGTCAAATGCGGCGCTCTTTTTGTATGCACGAAAAGGAGGAACCAAGGTATGAATTTGACACTTCAGGAGTTTCAGAGGTGCGCGTCATTGGCATGTGAGGCGGACGCCTTGCGGGAGCGCATGATTCGCTTACGTACTGCCGCTGAAGGCGCTGGCATGCAGCTGGATGGGTATCAGGGGCCCAAAGCCGGAGACGATCCGGTGGGAGAGGCAGTGGGCAACCTGGACAAGCTGCACGGCCGGTGGATGCGCGCCATCGACCAATACCTGGCGCTGATGCTTCGTGTTGACGAGGCAATTGCCGAGCTGGAGAGCCCAGAGATAAGGACGGTGCTGCGCCTGCGCTTTATTGACGGCTTGCCGTGGGAGGAAGTCGGCGTGAAGATGCACTATGCAACTAGCCATTGCCGTCGGCTGTGCAACAGGGGGCTCCAGGAGTTGGAGTTGAAGTAAGCAAAGCGGGGTGCGCGCTGGTGCTCCTTTCCAGTGCGTGGGATGTGCTTTCGGCGAGGTGGGGCCGGGAGCAAACGAAAGCGAGGTGAAACCGATGGAACTTTTTGAATGGCAGGGCATGCAGTACAAGCTTACGGAAAAGCAGGATCGGTTTTGCCATGAGTACATCGTTGATTTTAATGCTACCAAGGCGGCGTTAAAAGCTGGGTACAGCAAAAAGACCGCCGTGTTTACCGGAGCAGAAAACCTAAGAAAACCCAATATCCGCGCACGCGTGGATTTTTTGCTGGCTGAGGTCAAAGCAGGCAAGCCGGACAAGATTGCGGATGCCGCCGAGGTGCTGGAGAGGCTGACGCTGATCCTGCGGGGCCAGGTGGAGGAAGATGCTGTAGTAGTTGAGGGATGCGGCGATGGGTGCAGTGCGGCCCGCGTGATCCAGAAGCGGGTAGCGGGCCGTGAGATGGTCAAGGCGGGCGAGCTGCTTGCAAAAGGCTACGGGCTGCTGGTGGAGCGGGTGGCGGTTGAAAACAACCGCCCGGTGATTGTGTATGGCAGATCGGAGGGAGGCGCGTCGGATGGCTGAAGTGTACTTCAAAGACCTGATAGCGCCGGTGTTTGATCCGATTTGTGACGATGTGCTATGCTTTGGGCATCGGCACTACTGGCTTAAAGGCGGGCGCGGCAGTACCAAATCTTCATGCGTATCGCTGTGCATCGCCCTGGGGCTTGCGGCGGATGAAACCCGCAATGCGGTAGTGTTTCGCAAGGTGGCCGAGACGTTATATGACAGTACATATACGCAAATGGTATGGGCATTGACGCAGCTCGGCGTTTCGTCTCAATGGATGCTTGGCAAGAGCCCGATGCGGATTACCAACAGGGAAACCGGGCAGCAGATCATGTTCCTGGGTGCCGACGATCCGGCCAAGAGCAAGTCCATCAAGCCCAAGACAGGCTATTTTGCCTATGTATGGTTCGAGGAGCTAACCGAGTTTGCAGGCATGGATGAGATACGCACCATTACACAATCGTTGCTGCGCGGCAGCGGGCCGTCCGCGTGTTTTTACAGCTACAACCCGCCAAAGTCCGCGCAAAACTGGGTCAACGCCGAGGTGATGGAGCCCAACCCTGACAGGTTGGTGCATCACAGCACCTATTTGGATGTGCCGCCGACCTGGTTGGGTAATGCATTCTTGGCCGAAGCGGAGCGGCTGCGCGAAACCAACGAGACGGCGTACCGGCACAATTACCTGGGCGAAGTGACGGGCACGGGTGGCCGCGTGTTCGACAACCTGACCTTGCGGGAGATCACCGAGCTGGAGCGGGTGACCTTCGACAACCCGAAAGTGGGCCTGGACTTTGGCTTTGCTGTTGACCCTGACGCGGTGATCCTATCGCACTATAACCGGGCGCTGCGCAGGCTGTATATATTTGGCGAGTATTACAAGACCGGATCCAGCTTCGACGCCACGGCGGAGGCGATCCGCCGGCTGAATCCCTGGGGCGTGCCGGTCACGGCGGACAGCGCGGAGCCGCGGTCAATCTATGAGTTGACCCAGCGCGGGATTCGGGTGTCCGGCGCGTACAAGCCGCCGGGCAGCGTGGAGCATGGCTACCGATGGCTGCAAGACCTGGCCGAAATCGTAATTGACCCGGTGCTGTGCCCCAATGCCGCACGAGAGTTTCAGGCGTGCGAGTACGAGAAAGACCGGGCGGGGAATTTTCGGGCGTCGTATCGACGCGCAAATGACCACACCATCGACAGCGTGCGCTACGGCAATGAAGATCACATCGCATACAGGCAGGTGACCGCCGGGCGGAGGGAGGATTACGGCTTATGATTGTGAGACCGAGGACGGCATTAGAGAACCTGAATGGGGCCGTGATCGCCGGGGCGCTGAAAGAGTTTATGGCCGGTGAGGAGAGACGCAAGCGGCTGCGCGCCTACTATGACGGGGAGCAAGCCATTCTTCAGCGGAAGAACCAAAGCAAGTGGGCCGCCAACAACAAAATCGTGGTCAACCGTGCCGCGTACATCGTGCGCATTGCCAGCGCGTACTTGATCGGCAACCCGGTGAGCTACTCCTCCGAGAAACAAGAGGGGGGAGTGCAGCGCATAGCCGAAGCATACCGGCGGACGAGTGCCGAGAGCGTGGATATGGAGTTGGCGAAGGCTGCCAGTGAGCAGGGCCGGGGCGTGGAGATTGTATACGCATCCGAGAACAGCGAGCCCCGCACCGCTGCCGTAAGCCCCCGGCTGGCCTTTGTGGTGTATGACAATTCCGTGGCCCATGAACCAATGTTTGGTGTGCAGATTGCAGACGAGCAGGACAACACGGGAGATATCACCGGCATGACCGCCCTGGTGTATACCGCCGAGGAGGTTGTGAGCTACCGCCTGCCGGCGCGGGACGGAATCGCCAATATGCAGAAAAGCGACTGGGCCACCGCCAAACTTGAGGAGGCGGAACCGCCTCGAAAGCACCATTTCGGCGGGGTGCCGATGATCGAATACTGGAACAACGCCGACGAAAGGGGTGACTTCGAGCCGGTGATGCACCTGCTCGACGCTTACAACCTGCTGACCAGCGACCGGATCAACGACAAGGAGCAGCTGGTGAACGCGCTGCTGGTGATCGTGGGGGCGAAGTTGGGCGCTTCCAACGAGGAAGCGGCTTCCACGTATCAAAAAATCTTGGAAGAGCGCGTGTTGGAATTGCCCGGCGGCAACCCGCCTGCTGACGCTAAGTTTTTGGTGAAGCAGTTGAGCGAAGCCGATGTGCAAATTCTGTGCGACGCGATCCGGGAGGATATCCACGGCATCAGCATGGTGCCGAATCTGAGCGACAAGAACTTTGCCAGCGTCGCATCGGGTGTGGCGCTGCGGTACAAGCTTATCGCCTTCGAGCAGTTCACCAAGGAAAAGGAGCGCTGGTTCCGGGAAGGGCTGGAAGCGCGGCTGCGGCTCTTTGCCCATTACCTGGCCGCGCAGCACAAGGTTTCGACGGATTTTGCCGTGGAGGATGTGGAGATCACGTTTACCCGCGGCCTGCCCGTCAACGACCTGGAGCAGGCCCAAGTGGTGCAGACGCTTCAGGGGATCGTGCCCGATGATATACTGCTGCGATACCTGGATGTGATCAAAGACCCGGCCGTGGCGCTGGAGATGCTGAAAGCCCAGAAACAGGAGAAAGCACAGGAAACAGCACAACGATATGGGCTGTCGTATCCAAATGCCAACGCGCAAAGCGGCGAGGTGAAGGCGAATGCCTAGCGCAACCTATTGGCGTGAGCGCGCCGAGAGGCGCGTGGAAACCTATCACCGAAACAGCGAACAGACACTGCGCACAATCTCCGCCGCCCATCAACGGGCGCTGGACAACATACGGGACGACCTGGACCGCATATTCGGCAACTACGCCAAACGAAGCAATCTAACAACCGAGGAAGCGCGGGCATACCTGGCACACCCCGCATCACATGCGGAGTATGAGCGGCTGCTGGGATTGGTGGCCACGGTGACCGACCCGGAAGCCAAGCGTGATCTGCTGGCACGGATCAACGCGCCAGCCTATCGATATCGTATGAGTCGCCTGGAAGCGTTGCAGGAGAGCATGTATGCGGAGGCTATGAGGCTGGCCGACGTGGAACTGCGCGAGGCGACGGAAAGCTTCCGCCGCACCGTGGAGGAAGCCTACGGTCATTCGATGTACGACATCCAGCGCGGTACCGGGATCGGGCTTGCATTTGATGAGATGTCCACCGGCACGGTGAAGGAAATACTGCAAAACCCGTGGAGCGGGCTCACGTACTCGGATCGTATTTGGGGACACGGCCAGGCGCTGAACGACTGGATGCAGGAAAACCTGACTGCCGGGCTGATGAACGGGCGCTCGGTGCGCCAACTATCCCGTGAGTTAGCTGATCACATGCAGGTGAAGTATCATGCGGCGGAGCGGTTGGTGCGCACCGAGACCACGTACATGGCGAATGCCGCCGAGTTGGAGAGCTACAAAGCGGCGGGGATTACGCATTACCGCTTCCTAGCGACGTTGGACAACCGGACTTCCCAAGCGTGCCAGGACATGGACGGCGTAACGGTTGCGGTGGCTGACGCGAAGCCGGGCCACAACCTCCCGCCGCTTCATCCGAATTGTAGGTCAACGACGGTTGCAGATATAGATCAACAGGTTTTAGAGACGATGAAACGGCGCTCCAGGAACCCAATAACAGGCGAAAGTGTTGTGATACAAGGCGTTATTGCATATGCTACATGGAAGCGATTGTTTATGAACAATAAGCGAAAGTGAGGGTTTGAGAAGTGGCGAAGAAGTGAAAATATACCTATCATATACCTACCGGAAATGAGATCGAAAATCTGAGTGGAAGGGGTTTGCAGAATGACGGCGGAAAGACTATAATATGTGCAGGTTTGAAATTGAGTGAACACCAGTAGCACGTCCACTGAATCACTGGCATGGGATTAGGGTAATAGGATCGATATGTTGCACTTACCATTACGGACTGTGGATTTTATTCTGCAAGAATTTGAGAAAAAACTGAGCGGCTACGCTGTCCAAACATTCGACATTGATGCTTACGAGAAAGTGTTGCTTGTTGAGGATAGTTTAGCGTTGTACGTTGGGAAGGTGCTGAGTGATTTCCCTGTTTGCGCCAATGCAGACACACAGTATGCCTGGACAGCGGGAACGGCATACATGGATATGCCTGTAACGGGTGCGGATTATTATCACTTGATGATAGAGGAGTTGACGTATAATACTCTTGGATTCAAGTACAATCACAGCAAGCTGATACGTGAAATGGAAGCCATTACAAAGATAAACCATCTTGGCTTGGATGTAACCTATACGAAATTTAAGGGGTACACTCGGCTGTATTGGTGCCCGGAGGCTGAAACGCTGGCTGAGGAAATAGATAGGCGGGCACCGGAGTTGAGGCTTCGGGAGCGATATGAGGCGTGGGAAGGGATTTGTTATTATTTCATCGTGCTTGAGCTCGAAGCAGCTGACGGTAGCACTGAATATGCAGTGGCGTATACCAATCAAAAACCATACTCGTACATCACGAACAAAGGACGCGAATGGATTGAAAAGGGCTTTGAACGTGGCGATATGAGAGGGAGCTACCCTGGACTTGACAAAGCCTTCGCTTCATGGAAAAAAACCAGCAGGCAATATCGTTTGGAGAATCACCTGAAGTATTTTTTCTTCGAGAAGCATTTTCGAGAAAAAGACGAGGTGTGGAGATATGCTGACGAAATACTTGAACAGGCCCGCTCCAATGCGTACCCCGAAATCGAAAGAGGCACCTACCTAAGGCCACTCAATAAGTGGACGACTGAAGAACTCGTCTACGAGCACATAAAGAAGCTCTACAAGCAATACAATGTCATTTATCAGCACAGACCGTTTTTTCTCACAAGTCCAATTGGCGGGCGGATGTCGTATGATGTCTTCATAGCGGGCTTGAATGTTGCTGTTGAATATCAAGGCAAACAGCATTTTGAGCCGGTGGAGTTTTTCGGCGGGGAGGAAGCCTTTCGTAAAACCGTTGAACGCGATAAGTTGAAAAAGGAGTTGAGCGAAGATCACGGAGTCAGACTTGTCTACATCAATCATTGGGAAAACATCACACCTGAGTTGATTCGAGAAAGGGTAAACGTAGCAGCAAGCGGCTAACAAAAAGGCACTCCACAAGGGAGCGTCTTTTTTCTTTCTCGACTACACGCCGTACGCGAAACGGGGGACGCGGGCGGCGATCAAGGTCTTGCGGGCAGGTGTGCCGCAAGACCGTCTCCAAGTATGCGATGGGTGTGTTGTCAAGGTCGGGTTGTATTTGCTTCGCAAATCTCCACCCTCCCCTTGACAAATGAAGTCCGCTGCACAACGAGCTTCACAAACCTGGCAAGCAATGCAAAAAGGGCTCCTTTTTGCAGATTTGCTTGTTGGGGCTATCCCCAAACCCCTGATCGCTGCCCTGCGGCCAGCGGCTGCGCTGCGCTTACTCATCGGCCTGGGCGGCCTCCAGAGCGGCCTTCAGGGCATCAGTATCCAGGTTTAGAATATCGGGCGGAACCTTGACCACGATGTTGCCTTCCGCGTCGTGGATGTACTCCATGATGTCGCCTGGTTGACAGTTAAGTGCAGAGCAAATCTTCGTAATGATTTCAGTCGTTACAACTTCGCCTTTGGACAACTTAGCAAGCGTCGGTGACGAAATGCCCGCCACATGCAGGAGATCAGTCTTTTTCATGCCGCGACGTGCAAGCAGATCAAATAGCCGATAGTACCTTATGGACATTGGGTCACCTCCTCAATATTAGTATGCGCTAACCTGGTGTGATTGTCAACGAAAAATTATTTAGAGAAAACTCAAAAAAGGTGTTGACAAACAAATTAGCGTATGCTAATATTAAATCAGATAAAGCGAACAAGGAAAAGCAATCGCTAACAATGAGGAGGGCCACCACAATGACGAAGTACAACAAGAGCGAGATCATGAAGGCAGCCTGGACGAACCTGCGGGAAAGCAACGCGCAGAAGAAGGTATACCGGGATCGCCAAGTCGCCCTGTTCGGCGAGAAGCGTGCGCGGACGATGATGCCCCAGCTTTTCGTGGAAGTGACCATGGCTGAGGCGCTACGCACCGCATGGGCAGCGGCGAAGTTCAACGCCCGCTATACCGACGAGCAGAGGCTCTTTGATCTCCGCATGAAGGATCGCTGGAACGAGAGTGACTTCGACTATGCCCGCCAGCTTGAGCGTCAGATCGCGGCCAAGGCCGCTTAATGAGAAAGGGGAAGTAGACCATGAAAAAAGGTGACTGGGTACAAACGCCAAGGTTTTGCGGAGTGAGGATCGAGGATGTACTGACCCCCGAGCAGGCGAGAGAGCAAGGATACACGGAGCCCACTCACTACGACGGCAAATATGAAATCCTAGGAAAGTCCACCGGCCTTAACCGCATGGTATTTGCGGCGGTAACAACGCAAATAAAAACAGTCCACGTCACCCGCTAAAGTTACAGGACTGCTTTTATACACCGCCCCAAGCCGAAGCTCAGAGGTTATACCAAGATTATAACCTCTCTCGGCTTGGGATGCAAGACCCAAATTGAGAAAGAGAGGTTATCAGCATGTCACAGGCCGTAGCACTCAGGAACCCCAGGGACTACCAGGAATCGTTCCACAGGACAATCGAAGACTACCCCATGATCCTCCAGGCCCGGCACGTGAAGGAAATCCTCGGTGTCAGTGAGGCGTTTGCCTACGAGGTGCTCAACAGCGCGAAGTGTCCGACGATCCGCATGGGCAAGCGCATGGTAGTCGCCAAGGAATCGTTCTTCCGCTTCCTCCAGGAATCCGAAAACCAGCGGATGTGGTAGGGGAGGAAAAGAAGATGAGCGACATTTTGCAGGTACAGGGCATCAACTCCAAGGGGTTTGGGATGATTCCCAAACTGGTGATGCAGGATCGGCGATTGACCTCCCAGGCCAAGGCCATCTACAGCTACTTTGCCAGCTACGCCGGTGGAGGCCGGACAGCTTTCCCTAGCAGGGCGAAAATCCTGGAGGACTTGGGCATTGGGAAAGACACTTACTATGCACACTTCAATCTCCTGGAACGGTACCGCTATATCAAGGTTGTACAGGAAAGAAGCAAAGGAGGGGTATTCAAACGAAATCTTTACACCCTGGCTGAATCGCTGCCGTGTCCGGAAATAGCGGACACGGTGAACCCCATTGAGCCGTGTCCTGGTTTTCCGTGTCCGGCTGGGCCGTGTCCGGTTGAACCGTATCCGGCTGGTGAGGACACTAATAATAACAATACTAAAAATAACACTCTTAAAAGCAACAGTCTGTCTGGTCCGTCCGCGCCGATCGACACAGGGGGTACGGACAGACGGGACAGGACGGACATCGATGATCAGACCATCACGACCTACGAGATACTCATCAAGGCCAACATCGGCTATGAGAGCTTCCAGGAGGGCCGTCCCAGTGACATAGGCCTGGTGGATGAGATCATAGCGGTAATGGTGGACGTGCTCGTGACACCGGGAACATATGTTGCCCTAGACGGCGAGAATAAGCCCAGGAAGCTCGTGAGTCGCCGACTGATGGAGTTGGGCCACTGGCACATAGAACACGTCCTAGGGCAGTTTAAGGCCGTTACAGCACCTATCAAGAAAAAGCGCCAATATCTCCTGACCATGCTCTACAACGCCGCGCTGGAGTTCGATGCGCACTACACCAATGAACTGTGT